TGTGGAAACAAAGATAGACGTCCGACCGGACAGCCGTACGGAAATAGCTCCGCTCATCTTTATTTCCCTCATAGAGAATGCCTTCAAGCATGGCATCTCCCCCACCGAGCCCAGCTTTATCCGTATCCACTTCAGTGAAAGCCCCGGAGAGATACATTGCGAAATAACCAACAGCTATCATCCCAAAAGCGTGGCAGACAAGAGTGGAAGCGGCATCGGGTTGGAACAAGTGCGCAAGCGTCTGGAGCTGACCTATCCCGGTCATTACGACTGGCAGCAAGGAGTGAGTGAGGACATGAAAGAGTATAAATCTATTTTAATTATAAAGATATGAATCTGAAGTGCGCCATTGTAGACGACGAGCCCCTCGCCCTGGGGTTGCTGGAAAGCTACGTCAACAAGACCCCGTTTCTAGAGTTGGTCGGTAAATACTCCAGTGCCGTACAAGCCATCAAGGAGTTGCCCGAGAAGCACATCGACCTGCTTTTCCTCGACATCCAGATGCCCGAACTGAACGGACTGGAATTTTCGAAGATGGTCGATTCCGGCACCCGCATTGTCTTTACCACCGCCTTCGACCAGTATGCCATAGACGGCTACAAAGTCAATGCGCTGGACTACCTGCTGAAACCCATCTCCTACGTCGACTTTCTGCAGGCTGCCAACAAGGCTGTGCAATGGTTTGAATTGCTGCAACAGCCCAAGGAAGAGATTCAGAGCATCTTCGTAAAAAGCGAGTATAAGCTGGTGCAAATCGAATTGAGTAAAATTCTGTACATAGAGGGGCTGAAAGACTATCTCAAAATCTACGAGGAGGATTCTCCCAAGCCTATCCTGTCTCTCATGAGCATGAAGGCAATGGAGGAACTTCTGCCTGCCTCGCGTTTCATGCGCGTCCACCGTTCCTACATTGTTCAGAAGAATAAAATACGTATTATAGACCGTGGTCGCATCGTGTTCGGAAAGAACTACATCCCGATAAGCGACAGCTATAAACTGGCTTTTCAAGAATTTTTAGACCAAAGAAGCTAAAAAAATCGACCAATCCGTCGATAAAATCGGAAAAACCGTCGATTTATTATAGAATCTTTTTGCATATTAAAATATGTTTTTTTATCTTTGCACCGAACAGATAGGAGTTGTGAAACTCCCCCAATAGAATAGTTTAGTTAAGTCTAGTTTAGTTTTTGTGTGAAGCACTTCCTCCGTAAGCGAACGTTGGAAGTGCTTTTATTTTAGGTGTATCAAGCACTTACGAAAAAAGCAGATTTCCATCATTTCGCAGCAGGTTGCAAAATTTGATTGTCGGACAATTGTCGGACAGTATTTTTTAATAACCAAATTGTCGCAACTTTATTAAACAAAAAGATGGCAACACTTAAACTTTGTATCGTACCAGCTAAAGTGCTTATCAACGGAAAGCACAAAGTAAGAATATCTCTGGCACACAACTCCGGTACCAGGTACATTCCTACAAACTGTATCATCGATGACTTGTCCCAATTTAAAGACGGTCAAGTTGTCAATCACCCCGAAGCTGCATCTATGAACATGAAGCTCCGAAACCTGCTCAACCATTACCAAAAAGTCATAGACAACATCTATGATGTGGATGTATATTCATGTTCCGAACTCCGGGAAATCATCATCAAGAAGAAAGACCATACCAATGCCAAATTTTCCTCAGCTATGAATTCTTATCTATCTGAACTCGCAGAAGAGAAAAGAAGTAAATCAGAGAAGTTATATAGGCTATCCTGCCAGTCCTTCATTAAGTCACAAGGTGACTTATTACTTTCTATGATTACACCTCGGAATATAAAGCATTTCGAGATGGACCTTGAGGATAAGAGGTTATCCCCTACCACTATCAAAATATATCTGACATTACTCAAAGTGATTATCAACTATGCAAAGAAGCACAATATGGTGAAATATGAGATTGACCCTTTCGAGTTCTGCCGAATGCCATCCGCTAATATTCGTGAACTAGACCTTACTATTGACGAAGTAAAAGCTATCCGGGATATGGAAATTCCCAAATACAACATAGGTGTAGTACGCGACATATTTATGCTAAGTTATTACCTCGGTGGAATCAACCTTATAGATATGCTTGACATTGATTTCCGTAAAGATTGGATAGAATATTACCGACGGAAAACAAAGAACAAGAAAAGCGGTGAAAGCAAAACCGCATTTTCAATCCAACCGGAAGCCAGAGAAATCATAAACAAATACATGCAAAAAAACGGAAAACTTGTGTTTGGCAAGTACAAAACATTCGGGCAATGCTACTCCGTGGTATCACGTAAAATGGAAGAACTTGCCAAGATAGCTGGCATAAAGAAACATGTGATATATTATTCAGCCCGTAAATCATTCGTCCAGCACGGATTTGAATTAGGTATCTCCCTAGAAATACTTGAATACTGCATCGGCCAGTCGATGAAAACCAATAGACCAATATTCAACTATTTTAGGGTCATGCGAAAACATGCGGATGATGCAATGAGAAAAATCTTCGACAGTCTAAAGTGATTGTTCTTGGACGAAAGCTATTGCCTCGGCAGTAGCTTCTTCCCTCTCCTTTTCTATGTCGGAGTTCAAGCGGTCTATTAAGTCCATATTTCCCGTCAGCGCGGTTTTCACACAATCGGAAAACGTGACTGTCAGCTGATAGTGACCGTAACCAATAAAGGACTTCGTGAGCTTCGGGAAGGATGATTCAGATTTACCCATAATGCAACCGGATTAAGAATAAGAAGCGGAAAAAAGAACGGTTCCGCTTTCCCGTTGCGTTACATATTCTCAAATAGGAGGATACAGTGAAACCATTAAGCTATCACACGGGGGTCGGAACCGTATATGAACAAGCTACTGGCAAAATTTATCACCAGTAGCTCTACGGTCGGAATATTACTATTCCTCCTATTCAATAAAGTATGTAACGCACTGCAAATATGGAAAAAATATGCGAAATAACGAAAATAATTCATGCAATAGTTGTTTAATAACCAAAAGATTATTATCTTTGTAATGTCAAATAACAAAAGTTATCAACATGAGTAACGAACAAATTAAAAAGGACCTGCTTATACAAAGAGCATTCCTCAAAAAAGAATTAGACCAGCTAAGGTTTATTGCCGAAGTTACCGGAACTAACCAAGAAAAAGAGATTGATAAAAGATTAGACCGATTACTGACAATCGACAAAATATTGAAAGAGTTAGAAAAAAAGAAGTAAAACAAAGTCCCTCTCTCCGGAGAGGGCACTAAAAAACAAATATATGACACTGAAAGATGAATTACTGGCATTAAAGCCACTACTTGGTACAGACTCTCCAGAGTTCTATACCAAAATGAGAGAAATAGCCGCCAAGTACAATTCGGAAGAAGATAAAAAAGCTATTGCAGATTTCGTATCAGAACGCTTACAGAACATTGATAGGAAACTGGACGTTATAGAAGAAAGTGCAATCAAATTGCAATTACAAGAAGTTGCCGAAATAGTTTCTCTAAGCTATCTTGCGAAAAAGTATTTCAACAAGAGCCGTTCGTGGTTATATCAGAGGTTAAATGGCAATCTGGTAAACGGGAAACCGGCACGCTTTACTAAAGAAGAATTACAGACATTCAACAATGCACTACAAGACATATCTCAAAAAATAGGCTCACTTAGTATCTCATATTGATACTCTGTTATTTGACACCATCCCCGTAGTTGAGCCGCTACGGGGATTTTTACTGAAAAAGAAGCGATTCATTCAACTGCCTTTTCCACAATCTCCATCACTACATGGCTTGACTCCAACCAGAGCCAATACCACAGCCAAAGCATAATCCCACCCAACCAAACAAAAGCCACATCAATATAGTACAAATTTAATATCCTGCTAACCAATACACATAAGAGTTCTCCGCAAAGCACATAGGCAGCAACCATAGTAACAAGCTGGTCATTGGCAACAGTTATCAAAACCAGAATGCCTATAACGGGAAGAAGGGAAATACAATCAATTAGAAGTTGTTGTTTGTCATTCATAATACAATAGGGATTAGAATACAAATATAAACATTATTTTGTATAAAACAACCCTCTATAATAGGAATTTCTGACAAAAAAGAAACGAACAATTATTACAATATAAACAAAAAGAGCGACTATTCAGCCGCCCCTTTCGCATTAACGAGATAGACATAAAAGCATCTCGAATCATCTCTGTAGATGAATCCGAACCACTACAGAGTTTCCATTCATTCTACAGTTTCTCCTTTTTCATTCAGAAGTACCGTTACTTCTTCAGTGGATTGATTTTCCTTGGTGATGGTCAACACAACCTTATAAATCTTACCGGTTTCTTTCTCGGAAATGAAAGCCTCCTTTATTACAGCCCCCTCATAGTCCTTAGCCAAGACATTCATAACTGCCTGAGGCAAGTCTTTTACTTCCACTTTTGTGAACTCATCCTGAGGATTTTGCTGAGTTTGCTCTACAGACTGTGTTCCAGAAACCACGTAAGCAAATGCTACTGAACTGCCTAATCCCATAACCATTGCTAATGCTACCAATACTTTTTTCATAATCGTAAGTTTTAAGTAAATAAATATAGTTTTTGTATTAACTATAGGACAAACGATATGCCATGATGTACATCAGTACATAATACATTATACATCAGCATATTATAAAAACAAGAAGGAATAATTATGTGTGGAAATATGTGGAACTGAGTACCACACATGGGGAATAATTACACAATATGGATTACTTAATTCCTGGGAAATGGAACAAGGCAGCTGAATAAGCTGCCCCTTCTATAAAACAGTCAACAAACAGACATTCACTAATCAAATGACATAAACATAAGCATAAATAACCCGGCTAAAGCCATAGCAAATGCAATTACCATATAAATTACTTTTTTCATAACTAATAATTTGGTTAAACACATATTTCCATCGCACGTTCAACAACGTACTCTTATCTCCGACAAAACCTCAGCCGCATAAAAGCTGAGGTCCAGCATGTTCCTTTCAATATCTACAATCAATTAGAGCACACAATGTTGGAACATTCTGTAAATCCAGTATAAAGAAACTGCAATGGCTGAAAGAAGGACTATACTAACACTATACACCGGATTCTACTATAAAGACAAATGTGTTTCTGAAATTCCCTACGTGATTTGAAGGAATTTTTATAAAAGAAAAGGCACGCAAACGAAAAAGCCCCGACATGTCATATACAAGGTATGAATTGTTACTGAAATATGAACAAAGGAAAAGGCAACTTATTGGGCTACCTTTCCTTTTATATAATCTATTCCCTCATTCCCCATACCTTTTTTCCAGATATTATATGTAATATATGATAAATAATCACAGTTTTCATTTATAATATTTTTATCAATACTGAACTCATTACATCTTAAAGCCTCACTGGATTTGCAATGCCTTTCAATACCTTTTTTCTTATACAAACAACATATCCTCTCGCTCGTATAATAATTCGTTTTATAATATTTACATAAGAAACAATTTCTCACATTTTCATAATTTTTATAGGCAATTACCCAACCAAAAGTCAAAGGATCTATAGTACGATTAGTATAATAATCGAATGTAATCTCAAATATAGCAGATGAATATCGATGGGTATATTCATTACAACTAATACGCTTATATAAACCTTTCATTGATTCTAATAATACGAATTTATTGAGTTGCATCCCACATGTTCTAGTAATCCCATCTTTACGCCTAAAATTATAAAACATTGTTGTTTCATCTTCTGAAATTATTCCATTTCTTATAATATCGTCTAATTCATATTCGGAGCTTAGAGCAACTTCAATAATACGCATCCCAGATTCTATCTTCTCCTTCTCACATTGATGTGAAACTAAAATCTCAATAAAAATAGGCTCATGTCTATTTTCAGAATCAGAAAGAAGTAAATCAGCCCGGAAACCTTTATATGTTTTTTCTCGAGTGATTACATTGTAATAATTCTTTAAGTTAAAAGATCGGCTCGATTTTTTCTCACAATAAGAAGTATAGTCATCATGATTCCATAGACAATGTTCAAAATTAGAGCATCTATCTTTTGTTCTAAAAGAGATATTTAATGCACTATCTGAATTAAACCACTCTTCAATTCTTTTCTTGGCAAGAGCATGAAGATAAGTTTCGTAGCTACAGTTTTGCGGTCTTATCTTATGAGCATAATGCTTTACTTTAATAGAACCTTCTTTTACAACCATTTCTCCTTTGCAATGAGGACATCGATATTCTATTCCTTTCTGAGCATTTCCAATACCAATGCAATTTTCATTCTTATCAAGAGCATACGTATATTTGAGTTCTGCCATATTAAAGAATCATGCTTTATTCAACAAAAGTCATATTCATTTTTATCTTTGAAAAATGGAATTATCAGTCGTCTGCACGTTGGCTAATAAGAATTCTTCTAAAGCGGCACATTCAAAAGCCGAATCAAATGGAACCGCAATAGCTGCAATATATTTAGGTGACGTGCTCCAATAAGGGCTTCTAACCCGGCATTTCCCTTCACCATCATAACAAAAATAACTTCCAAGCCTTCTGCCAATGGCAACGGATGATTTACCTATATATAGCACATTGTCCTTATCGTCCATAATCAAATAGACTCCAGGCCTATCGGCATATGGGTAGCATTGGGGCCAGCAGTTTTCCATATTCTCTTTCCCAGGAAACAAATCATACTTGTTACTAACTGAAAAACGTGTAAGACTTGGGTGACGATACTTCTCTTCGTATAATCTCACTAATTTTAAAACCTCATCTAATTTTGCCATTCTTGGTTACTCTGTTTTTTAAATCATCGAATCCCTTTTGCCAAAAACACATATCTACAACTTTCATTGATGGATAGTGGTAGTGAAGTTTTTCAGAAATATATCTTTGGCATTGCTGTATTGTATCTTTATTGCTCTGAGAACAATCAATTATCCGCTTTAATAATTCTTCGTCAAACTGCTTGCCTTGACAATGAAATGCCCGCTTAAACAAGTCATCCAATGCAGGAACACAGCCAATGGTTCCCAACATGATTTTAGTAATCAGAGTATCTGTCGCAGCAAGGTTTAAGGATGAAGTCTTATTTTCCGGTTTATAATATGTGATTTTACTGTAGTAATCTTTGAGCGCATTGTACAACTTCATTATTTGAGAAACATCATCCATTGTAAACCATTCTTTTCGTAGGGAATGAAATTTCCTTATTATGTTTACGGCATCCATATGAATCGTATAATCTTTCCAAAGTATTCCACAACTACCTCTATACATTCCCCAACTCGCTAAATAAAAAGCAAGGTGAAGAGATAAATAGTCTACTGAATCTAAATTACCGAATGCCGTATAGCAATATTCCCATGATTTAAAGCGATGATTTGAGTCTTGAACCATATTACTCAAATATTTTTCAACGCTACTTTTTTCTATGTCTAAAATAGGAAATGTCATTTCTATATAGTTAATTGTTTGACTCAATAAATTCCTTCAACCGATACAATCTATCAATGGCCGGATTGTAGAAAGCATCCGGATAGTGCTGCTTAATATCGCAGATATTCGCATTAACATACATAGAGGTGTCAAAAATATGTTCTGCCTCACTTAGCATCACCTCCTTGGGTAACTGGGTTGTTTGTGCCCATTCGATTATTGCCTTGACGGATTCCTCGTCATAGGAATATTTACTTTCTTCTGCCATAATTGCTATTTATGTTTTTATGAATTAGCCTGCACAAATATAGATAATTGAAGCCAATTACAAATGATATAGAAGCCGAAGTTATAGGAAATATTGAGGCTTTGCATTAATTTTGTCACTACTTATAATTTTTTACACCATATGAGCCCAAAGAATGTATATGAATTAATCCAGGAAAGACTGGAAGTGATTTTTAAAGAGTTCGACAATATATACATTTCCTTTTCAGGTGGAAAGGATAGCGGAGTGTTGCTGAACCTATGTCTGGACTATATGCGTAGGAACCGGCTGAAGCGCAGGATTGGAGTGTTCCACATGGACTATGAGATACAGTACAGTATGACCATTGACTATGTGGACCGGGTATTGGAGGCAAACAAGGACATGCTGGACGTGTACCGTGTCTGCGTGCCTTTCCGTGTAACGACCTGTACCTCCATGTACCAGAACTACTGGCGTCCCTGGGACGAAGCAAAAAAGGAAGCATGGGTCAGAGAAATGCCGGAGGGCGCAATGACTGTAGACGATTTCCCTTTCTATAACCGCAGGATGTGGGACTATGAATTTCAGACAGAGTTTTCCCGTTGGCTCCATCAACGGAAAGCTGCACGGCGTACCTGCTGTCTGGTGGGCATACGTACCCAAGAAAGCTACAACCGTTGGCGCACAATCTATCGAGGTGTGAAAGAGCAATATAAGGATTACCAATGGAGCACGAAAATCGGTGAGGGTGTGTATAACCTATACCCACTGTTCGACTGGAAAACGGAGGATATATGGATTGCCAACGGCAAATTCCGATGGGATTACAATAAACTATACGACCTCTACTACCAAGCCGGGGTAAGCCTTGACCGGCAACGGGTGGCAAGTCCATTCATCAGTGAGGCCATTGAGAGCCTTGCCTTGTATAAAGTCATTGACCCCAATACTTGGGGACGGATGATAGGACGTGTAAACGGAGTCGGCTTTGCCGGACTTTACGGCAATACCCGTGCGGCAGGAAGGAGAGCGATACGTCTGCCGGATGGATATACCTGGAAGTCATTCATGGAATTCCTGCTTTCGACCCTGCCGGAACATACCAGGAGAAGATACCAGGCCAAGCTGGAAACCAGTATCAAATTTTGGAAGGAAAAGGGTGGAGTTCTCAGTGATGAAGTCATACAGAAGCTGAAAGACCGCAATATCCCCATCCAGGTAGGTGACAGCACCAACTATAGGACAGACAAGAAACCAGTACGAATGGACTACCTGGATGACATTGACATAGAAGAGTTCCGAGAAATTCCCACCTATAAGCGTATGTGTATATGTATCCTGCGTAACGACCATACCTGCAAGTATATGGGGTTCGCCCTAACCAAGGAGGAGAATGAAATGAAGAGCAATGCCTTGAAAAAATACAAGGATATTTTATAAATACTGCATTGTACAGTAAACATATAAAACTGCCCCGACTTTCGCAAGCCAGAGCAGTCCAATTTATAAATTTAAAGTCTTATGATGAAGATTGTCTGTTGCGCCAATGTTTTACTATCAGCATAACGACAATCAAAACGGTTACACAAACACAAGCAAAACCAATTTGTTTAAGCAAGGTGGATTCTTTTTTTTCTTTTATAGTTTCTGACCGTTTTTCCTCACGGGTATTGGAAATGGTTCTTTTATCAGCCTTGACACTCGTAGTATCGGCTACTACCGTCTGTCTATCCTCCTTCTTATTGAAATCACCTTCTACATGACCGTCAGCCAATAACGGAGATTTCCCGGTCAGGCTGTCGGGCGGTTTTCTTGTATCATAGATACGGAAATCAATCACATAGTTACCATTAGCGGTAATGAGTTCGCTCAAAGAGGTACTTGCCCCATGTACGATATCGACCGATTCACTCGTGCTGTCCTTTCTGATTACTTCTGCATCGGACTTGACAGTTTTATGAGAGCTGCCACATGATAACAATAGGAACAGACACATGAAAGGAGCCAGCAATATATGCCGGCTTACCCAGTTCATAACCTTAGCCAACATAGGCAATGTCATTTATACGGTTCATCCAGCCTCTCTTGAATTTATTGTTAGCCGGACGTTTCCTGCATATATCCTCAATGAAGTCGAACCGTGCAATCTTAATCATGTCGAACAACTCACGCGGGTTCCTGGCATTCACCGCAGCAAGTGTCTTAGGTCCAACAATGCCATCTACAGAAACACCAAGCAAGCGTTGAGGTATCTTTATTCCGTGTGCACCGGATGCCCACACCCAATCGACAAGGATATTAGCAACTGATTGCGATTTAATATCGTCAGCTTTCCATCTGTCCCAATAATGCGGCTTGAGCACCCGGTTAACGACATCCTCACGGGTAAGCAAACGCAGGTCATCCACGTCTATATCACCGTCACCGTCCTTGTCATAGCCGCATGATTTCCACGTGCCGATAGTCACACCCATATTCGTAGCCCCTCCCAAATCGTCAGGGTCATTTACAAAACCGCCTTCCCACTTTAGGATAAACGGCGCTAATTTATACACATTCGCCATTCTTATTTTCCTCCTTGATTTTTGGTTTTACATAAAAATACAATATATTTGCAAACGCCTTTGTTTAAACTTTAAGTTGTGTAGTATTAAGGGAAAGGGAGCCGTTGTGAAACACCTTCCTTTTTCATAATTTGACCTCCCTGAACTCCGGAAGGATGTACTGGATATTCACCGCCGCCTCATGCAATACTTTGTGAAGTTCGTCCTCACCCATCCCGGTATCATCAGTAAACTCACAAAAGATATTGCCAACCCAATCCTGGGAGGAATTGAGCCTCTTGATGGCAACACTGCGGCATCCGTTCGTCGAGAGTAATGATTTGACAACCCTATCCTTGACCTGGCTGTCAATATCCGAATAGAACATGAAAAGATTCTCCGCAAGGCTTTTCGCAAATACCGCCACCTCACTCATGGGAAGCGACTGGATATTCTCACGCATACCGGCAATGCCCTTACGCTTCACCTCGAACTGTATACTAAGGAACGCCACATGTCCCAAAGGATGAGGTTGGACGATATACACCCGGTCCGCTTTCGTTTCATAAAGAACCCTCCAAAGCTCACCGAACACCCTGGCCGAGTTCTCACTCCTACGGTAACTTTTCCTTTCCTCTTCTTTCTTGAAGTACTCCACTTTTAAATCCGTCATCTTGTTCTTAGTGTACTGGTTGTAGGCGAAATAGGCAGCCGCCAAAGATCCGAGGGCGCTGACCATGTTTGCAATGTCTATTTCCATTTGTTTTTTTTAATATTAAAGGTTATATTTGCAACGTTTCATAAACAAATTTTATATAGCAGATTGTAATACGTCTTGCCTGCGACTGGTCGGACGTATTTTTCTTGTATCCTGCATATCTCGATAAAAATGAGTATCTTTGTTTCTCATAAACAATTTTTTAATTCGACTGTGTCCTGGTTTGTTCGTGAGAGCAAACCGGATGCGAAGCTTTATAAATCTGCGCAGGGAGTAAACTTCATACCGCAACATCATACTTCTCTCTAATTCCCTGCAAAAATTCCGTTCTACCGTGAGGTAGGACGGTTTTTTATATGAATGCCCCGTGTACGAAAAAAGCAAGGCATCATCAAATACACCAACATTCTACAATCACTGCCCCCAACCATTTATTTCATCCTTGTTTATATAAACATTAAAAACTATATTTGTACCGTTTTTTGAAAACTTATCTAATTTATAAAGTCCAATTACACCCTGCTTGTGACGAGTAGGGTGTAATATTTAGTAACCAACCATACAAACGTCCGACATTGTACAAATGTACATCAGACGAAATCAAACAAGTTGTTGAATTACAATTTTCCACTGACATCCCGTGACAGCAAAAGTAATTGCTTCCACAACCTTGAAAAAGGACATAAAAAAAGAGCTCGATGACAACATAAGTCGCCACTAAGCTCTTGGTATTTATATACATTTCTACAAGCAAATATAGGAATTTATATTTGAAATCCGATTACTTATTGCATCCTTTTTAAATGGTCATCCAATGTTTTAGGATTGCATTTCAATTTTCTACAAATGGCAGCTTTAGAATATCCGTATTCAAGCATAGTTTTAATCAATCCTTCTTTGCCCGTCAGCTTGTAATGCGAGTTATGCCCACCCTTATGCCGCCCTAATTTCTGTCCTTCGGCAACACGCCTGGCAAGACCTTCTTTGGTCCGTTGCGAAATCAAATCACGCTCAATCTGAGCTGACAGACCAAAAGCGAAGGCAAGTATCTGAGACTGTATATTGTTACCCAACTCATACTTCTCCTTTACAGTCAGAACAGTGATTTTTTTTTGCATGAGAGTGTTTAGAATGCTCATCACTTCCATCAGACGACGCCCAAGACGACTAATTTCAGAGCAAATAAGGGTATCGCCCTTCTTGAGCTTCTTTAGTAAGGTGCCAAGCTTCCGTTCTTTTGCAGACTTGGTACCGGATATGGTTTCCGACACCCATTTGTCTATTTGCAGTTCTCTTATCTTACAAAACCTCCCTATCTCAAATTTCTGATTCTCAACTGTTTGTTTATCTGTACTGACTCTAATATACGCGTAAATCATTTTTCACGCAAAGATATAAAACTCAATTACAAGGTAGAAAATAGCACATCCTTATAAGATGCCTATCCAAAGTTATCGGATTACATTGCAGCCTTCTACAAATGGCAGCTTTGGAATATCCGTATTCAAACATCTTTTTTATTAGCCGTTCCTTTCCAGTCAATTTATAATGGGAATTCTGAACACCTGGTTTTCGCCCAAGCTTCATCCCCATGGCTACCCGCCTGGCAAGTCCGGCTTTGGTTCTCCTTGATATATCTTCTCACTCCCTTTGAGCAAATAAGACCTTTAAAAACGTATCTTGCACAGAATCTGAATCATCTTTAATAAGCTTGTCATCACGGATTTCTACAATATTGGCTTTGGCAATCAGACAATGAGATATGATAGCTATAACCATATACGCACAGCGTCCAAGCCTTGAAAGTTCCGTAACATATATGGTATCGCCTTTGTCTATCGTATTCAGTATCTTGCCTAATTTCCGTACATTGGGATGCCTGGCACCAGACACACTCTCTTCAATCCACTTATCTATAATGAGCCCCTTGTGCTTGCAGTATTCAGTTATCTCGTACCGTTGGTTTTCAACGGTCTGTTTCTCACTGCTCACTCTGATGTAACCGTAATTCATAGGATTCTGTTTTTCTCCTTTAAAAGTAAGAATTTATATGCAATTAATAAAGCATCGAACATAAAGTTTTCATAATCCGGAGGATTCGCCCATTAAATATGCAATAGTTATGGCAGAACAAGATGTTAAGGAAAATGAGATGACTGTAGCCAATAGCGTAGATTATGTACGAGGATTAAGTGGTAAAACAAGTGTATTAATAGCATTGTCCACATTACTATCGAAGACTATAAAAAGTGTAGGTAGTGTAGGCGATAATGATTTGAAAAACGTTGGAATATGTTTCGGGTATTCCTTCGGAACAAGTGACGGCTCAGGCATTAATGGCATGTTCTTATCAATAGAAGTAGTGGGATATTATTTTCAACTCAAAGTATCATATACTGGAGATTCTATAAAATTTAGAGTATATAATTGTAGATACTAATTGAAAAGTGCACCGTATTTTAATTGAAAAGAAGCTCCATCCATACTTGTTACAAAATTACATATAAGTTTAAAATCTTCATTTATCTTGTCTCATTTTTTGTGTTTCTTTGAGCCTATAAGAGAGTCCGGTCATATTTACCAGATAGGCTTTATGTGTAAGCCTGTCGACCATTGCCGCTACAAGCACCTTGTCCTTTATGATTTCATTCCATCTGTTAAAAGCCAAATTAGTAGTAATGATTGTAGCTTTTTTCCCGGCCCTTAAGGACAAGTGGTTAAAAAGCAGTTCTCCTCCTTCCTTGTCACAACTGACATATCCGAATTCATCACAGATAACCAGATCGTATTTTTCAAACCGTAATTGCAACGCCCGCAGTGTCTTTGCGGATTTGGCTTCCCTTATCTGGGTAAGCAAGACAGGGACTGAAGTAAACAATACGGTAAAATCCTGCTGGCAGGCCTTTATTCCTAAAGCCGTAGCAATATGAGTCTTTCCCGTCCCCGGATTTCCATACAGGACTATGTTTCTTCCCTCCCTGATGAAGTCCAGTGTTTCCAATTCAGGCAATATTATCTGTGCCTCTTTGGGCATGTCTTCCATGACAAGTTCATGCAGATACTTCATTTGTGGGAATCCCGCAGATTTTATCCTTGATTTTCTTCTACATTCCCTTCTTCTGACACTTTCCTTTCCAAGCAATTCGGTCAAGAAATGCAAATGGCTCCAGTTTTCTCCGGCTGCCAATGAAAGGGTGTATTCCAGTTCCTCTTTGAAGGCCAGCAGCTTCAGTTCTGTCGCATAGTCATAAATGGTTTCTTTTTCTGATTTCATATATTATAAACTTAAATGGTTGGTATTATATCATGCGCTTCATTGTATCCTGTCATGAGTGCCGTGATGCCTTCAAGCATATCCACGGCTTCTCTTTCTATATTCTCTTGTTGTGCCGGAAGAACAGGCGACTCCATGGATTCTTCCATCTCTTCCTGTGCGTTGCCATGCAACATGGCCTTTACCTGTTCCGGAGATATCTTTCTGACACCACGTCCGGTCAGTTCCCTGCATGCCCTGATGATGTCTGTCCCGGAAAAACCATTTTCCCATGCATAGTCCAGCAGCAGGACGAATGCCCTGTTGTCATTCTTGAAATAGCTGTCATACAGTCTTTTCAGTTCTTCCGGTGCTCTTTGCCAGACCACAGAATGAGGTAATGCACCCGGTTTACGGGAAAGTGTACGCAAGTAGTGCTCCAGCTTGATGCACCAGTCGCCACCACAATAACTGCGTTGGTGCGAGGCCACTTTCTCCTTCCCGTACAGGATGACGATTTTTTCACTGTAGACCTTGACATGTACTTTTTCTCCTACAAGGGAATCAGGTACGGAATAATGAACATTTTTCATGCTGACAGTCGACCACTTGTCCACGATGTACTCATTGACCTCAAAACAGCCAAGGTTGCCGGGAAAAGGCTTCAGCGATGACAAATCAGCCTCCAGACGCGATGATTTCTCCGCTGTTGAAAGACTGCCCTGCTCGTTGTTGACCTGCGTACACATTCGGTTCAAATGCTCCTGGGCGGAACGTATGTCATTGAAATGGTCAGTCAGGCAGAAAGCTTTCCTCCTGACATATTCCACGCTGCGTTCCACATGCCCTTTCTCCCATCCGGCCCGTACATTACAGAAACGGTACTCAAAACAATAGAAACCGGACATCTTCATCAGGGCTTCCGTAGGCTTCTTGTCACCACCGACAAAGCTCTTGACGGCTACACGCATATTGTCATAGACCATCATGGCGGGGACACCATGTATATCCCTGAAGAAGTTGCGGTGGGATTCCATGAAGGCAAGCGTATTCTGATGCCTGAAAAGGTAGGCGT